TTATCCCCAAAAACGTCTGTAATGACCCAGCAAGGCCCTTGCGCTGGCCAACCTGAGCAGGATGTTAACTAATGGCAACCAAAGCTAGCCAGCCCTTACGAGGGGCGGTAAGACCACGCCTAGAAAACAAGCCACTAAAAGGCCCCAGCCGAGGCGATGAAGTTGCACAGCTAGCCGAGGATATTGGCCTGCCGCTTTTACCCTGGCAACGCTACGTAATGCAGGATATGTTGACGATAGATAAAAATAAAATGTTTGTGCGTAAAACTAATCTGCTTTTGACCTCACGCCAACAGGGCAAGTCTCACCTAGCGCGTATGCGTATCCTGGCGGGGCTGTTCCTATTTAACGAGCGTAACCACGTTGTCATATCCTCAGCGCGATCTATGGCATTAACTACCTTTAGAGAAGTTGCACAAGCTATAGAGGATGCACCTATCCTAAAAAAAGAGCTAAAGAGCATCCGCTACGCCAACGGCAACGAGGCCATAGTATTAAAGTCAGGTGCAAGGTTAGATGTACGTGCAGCTACACGTGACTCAGCCCGCGGTGCTACGGCAGATTTTCTATTTATAGATGAGCTTAGAGAAGTTGACCAAGTAGCCTTTGCAGCTGCTATGCCTGTGACTCGTGCCCGTCCAAACGCGCAAACCCTACTGGCCAGTAATGCGGGCGATGCTTTTAGCGTGACGTTAAATGAGCTGCGCGAGCGATGCCTGGCGCATCCGCCTGAGTCGCTAGGTTATTACGAGTACAGCGCGCCACAGTTTGCAGCTTTAGATGATCGTAAAGCCTGGGCTATGGCAAACCCAGCTTTAGGAATACTCGTAACTGAGGCATCAATTCAAGAGGCCCTAACAACACAAACCACAGAGCAATTTAGGACAGAGACGTTATGTCAATGGATAGATTCGCTACAATCACCGTGGCCCCACGGTTCTGTTGAGGATGCCAGCGACATCAACCTAAAAATGGCACCTGGGCCTTTAACTGTTTTTGCCTTTGACGTAAGCCCGTCTAGGCGCGATGCAAGTTTAGTAATGGGCCAGCTTTTAAGTGACGGGCGCATAGGTGTAGCTGTGTTAGATACCTACAGCTCACAGGTAGCCGTAGATGAGTTAGCTATAGCTGCAAGTATAAAAAAATGGGCCGATATGTATTACCCACGTATGGTTTGTTATGACAAGTACACCACGGCATCCATAGCCCAGCGTTTGCAAAATGCAGGTGTTCAAACGAGAGACGTATCAGGGCAGAGCTTTTATACAGCTTGTTCAGACTTTCACGATGCCCTAGTCAATGACCGTTTAAGGCATAGCGGGCAGGATCTATTGATACAACAAATGGCAAACTGTGCAGCTAAAATAACACCCGATGCCTGGCGTATTGTGCGCCGTAAATCGGCTGGCCCCGTAGATATTCCAATCGGCTTAGCTATGGTAATTCATATCCTGGCACAGCCTGTATCTGAGGCTAAAGTTTACGTTTAGACACGCCGAGGGTGTGTATAACTTTACACCTGTGGATAACCTATAATCCGCACTATGGGTCTATTGCAAACTTTTGGTTTATCTAAAAAAGATGTCACAGCCCAGTTAGCCCCTGCCGTTATGTCACAAGGTTACGGCGCAGGCGTTTATAGCTATGGCGGCCTGTATGCAACTGGCAACGGCGCCCCGTTTATGGATCGCTTTACAGCTTTGCAAGTACCAGCTGTATCTCGTTGCCGTAACTTAATTGCGGGCGTTATATCAAGTATTGATTTAGAGCTATACAAAAAATCTACAGGTGCAAAAATGGAAAGCCCACTATGGCTTGACCAACCCGATATGCGCCAGCCACGTAGCGTAACTATTGCTTATACCGTTGACTCATTACTATTTTACGGCGTTGCATATTGGCGCGTTACATCTTTGTACGCCGATGACGGGCGCCCTAGTGGTTTTGAGTGGGTAGCTAATACTCGCGTAACTGTTACAACTGACCAATATGGAGATCAAGTAGATTTTTACAGCGTTAATGGTGTACGCGCACCTATGGCAGGTATTGGCAGCCTTGTTACTTTTCAATCTTTGTTACCTGGCGTATTAGAGACAGGCGCACGCACAATACAGAGCGCGCTGGACGTCCAAAAAGCGGCAAGCGTTGCAGCTGCTACGCCAATGCCTACAGGATTTATTAAAAATAGCGGTGCAGATTTACCAGAAGCACAGATTAGCGGTTTGCTAGCTGCGTGGAAAGCTGCACGTGCCTCACGTAGCACAGCATATTTAACTAGCACTTTAGATTACCAACAGGTTGGTTTTAGCCCCAAAGAAATGACCTACAACGAAAGCAGCCAGTACTTAGCTACGGAAGTAGCAAGGCTAATGAACGTACCTGCGTATTACATAAGTGCAGATATGAATAACTCTATGACGTATCAAAACATTATTGACGGGCGCAAGGAGTTTGTAGCATATTCTTTACAGCCGTTTATTAGCGCTATTGAAAACCGTTTATCTATGGATGATATTACCGCTCACGGTAACGTAGTGCGTTTTGCGTTAGATGAAACGTTTTTACGTGCCGATACTGCAGCGCGTTTAGATGCTATAGAGAAAATGCTTAATCTAGGTTTAATTGATTTAGAGCAAGCGCAAAGTATGGAACAGCTAAGCCCTAGTGGCCTTAATGAAGGGAACGAAATCCGTGATCTTAACGTTTAGTGGCAATATCGAGGCAGTAGATAGCGGCGAGCGCCGTATGATCTCAGGAAAAATTGCACCTTATGGCGAGGTAGGTTATACAAGCGCGGGCAAAGTAGTTTTTGCTGAGGGTTCAATTAGCGCAGCTGAGCCAAGTAAAGTAAAACTCCTAATGGCACACGATAACTCAGCCGTGGTGGGGCGTATGCAAAGTATGACCTCAGCTAAAGACGGCCTGTATGCAAGTTTTAAGGTAAGTGCATCCTCACGTGGATCAGATGCGATTTTGCTAGCCCAGGAGCAACTTATGGACGGCTTATCCGTTGGTGTGGAAGTTACCGCATCAAAGCCCCAAAAGGATTATCTCCTGGTCACCGCTGCTACCTTACGCGAGGTATCACTCGTAGAGAGCGCTGCTTTTGCAAGCGCTGCGGTGCAAAAAATTGCTGCAGCTGCAGGCGATATGCCAGTAGAGGCGGCAGAGTCCACAAGTACAAAAATTACGACAACTAACACCGTAATAAACTCAACCACAACCGAAACCGAAACCGAAAGCGAGGCCGCTGTGACTACAGCCCCCGATCAAAACGCACCTGAGGCAGTAGATGCCACAGAGCAGGCTGCACCTACAGTAGAGGCAGCTCGTAAAATCATCCTACCAAGCGCGCTCAATTCACAGCGCGTACGTACACCTATTACATCAATGGGTGCATACACAGAACACAAGATTAAAGCTGCACTAGGTAATGAAGATAGCAAGCTATACGTAACTGCAGCCGATGACGATTTCAGTACTAACCCTGCATTTTCTCCAACACAATACCTAAGCGAGTTCCCAACTAATACACGTTTTGGTACACCGTCAATTGATGCGTGTTCACGTGGAGTTTTGCCAGCTAGCGGTATGACTATTAACGTGCCTTCTCTTGTTACATCTGCAGGCGGTAAGTCAGGCGTTGCACCTGTTGTAACTGTTGAAGCCGAAGGCGGAGCAGTTGCTAACACAGGTATGGTTACTGAATACCTTTCAGGTACAGTATCTAAGTACTCAGGTATGAACACTATTAGCATTGAATTGCTAGAGCGCTCAGATCCTAACTTCTATGCTGAGCTAACAGCACAGCTACAAAATGCTTACCTAAAGACTCTTGATACAACAGTTAACGCTGCACTTATTACAGCGGGTACCGTTGCAACTACAGCACAAGCTGCTACATCTGCAGGCATTATTGGTTACGCATCTGAGGCCGCACGTCTTGTTTACGAGGCAACTGGCTACTATGCACAGAATTACATCGCAAACGGTAGCCAATGGCAATTATTGATGTCCGCATCCGATACTACTGGCCGTCCAATTTATTCAGCATCACAGCCAATGAACGCAGGCGGACTAACACAGCCTGGCTCAATCCGCGGCAACGTATTAGGCCTTGATCTATACGTAGATAAAAACTTTGCGGCTACTACAACCGTGGATGACTCAGCCATTATTTTGGCGCCTGAAGCATTTACTGTTTACCAATCACCACAGGCTTATATGTCAGTTAACGTAGTTAGCAATCTGCAAATCCAGGTGGCTATTTATGGCTATATGGCAACTATTGCAAAAATGCCTAAGGGTATTATCCGTTACAACTTCACCTAAGAAAACCCACTAATAGTTTGGTAGGTCTCTTAGCCCTTTGAGACCTACCAAACCTAAGTAAGATAGGAGTACA